TCAGTATATCACACGATTCAAACCTGATTCTCGATTATCTATGACAAATAGTATGGAAACTAAATTGACCGAAACACAATGGAATAATACCTTATTGTCTTTATCTGAAGTTTTCAAAGATGATCAAACCATATTCGAGGCTATGAAATCAATGAGAATAATTTTTGTTTTAGATGATACAAAGATTGCGTATGCTAGAGGAGTCAACGATAAAAATTTGAAGGATTTTAATAAGCTTGTGCAAGATAGGTTCGTAGAACAATTTAATATAATTGAAGATGAACTAACTGGTCAGTCGTCAATGAGTCAAGGTGGATCTGTAATTTATTATGGAGGAGAATTATTTGAAGAAACGGTCAAACGTATACAACAACAAATATCATGTTTGCAAATCCGATTGGGAGATATCATTTCAGAAATGAAGGACGCATTTCGTGTATTGTGTAGTTCCATGTCGTCGTTTCTTAAGATAAAAATGGGTAATGCCGTATTTTCCGATTTACAAGAATTTTATAAAAGTGTTGCATATAATGATTTTATATCACCTGAAAGTTTGTTTGAAATTGAAAGAATACTTGCGATTTATGAGAATAGTGTAAATAGTTTGAATATTGTATCGTTTATTGATGATAAAAAAAGGATAACCGATGAGATCAAACATTTAATGAATGAAATAAAAAGACCAGCTAGATTGACAAGGCGCACAGGAACACAATCTCGAGGTGGGGGTGATAAACGAAAACGTGGAACGTCAGGGTCGTCGGGGAGACCGGCAAGATCGGCAAGATCAGCAAGATCGGCAAGATCTGGAACGTCGGGAACATCTATGCATGTAAATCGTACATCACGTAGTCAGCCTCAGTCTCATTCTGATGCGATCAAATTAGGAAGTTTGTCCAAGCTTGAAGATGCGATAAAGGAAATTAAATTACAAGATAATGTCTTTATAAATTATCTATTGCTAAAATGTTTTATTTCAGTACTTTTTGCGAATGAATCTCAGGAAGAAATGACAACCAGTATAAATACATTATATGATTTGCAACAAGTATCCACAAGACATGAATTAGTAGAGTTTAAACAAGAAGTTAGAAAACGAATTCAAAATGGTGGATTTACTGATGAGACAATTCATTTATTAACAATTATTGTAGACTACACTGATAGTGCAAGATTTCATACATTCAAAGATAATCTTATTCATTTATTACATTGGACCCTTATCTTGAAAAATGGAACAGAACGATCTGGATACAAAATTATTCATAAATTGAAAGGTAATAAATGTGTTAAATTAATACTCATAATTTTATATATCTTCAATAGTTTGTATGTATACTTCTTAATTAACAAGTATTTAACAAATCGTAGAAGAACTATTAGTAGAACTAATAGTATAACAAATAATAACCAAATATTCAAATCTAATCCGCAATATTGTGGATATTATAGTAGTAGTATTCGAAGTTTTAATACAAATTTAGGCTCACCGTCAATTTCGACCACAGGTATTGATGGTTTTATTCGAAAATCATTCAAGGAAATTATTCATAATGAAGAAGAATTATTCAAAGAATTTTCCAATGTTATCAAATGTATTATTTATGGTGTTAGACTATTTGTTCCTAAAAAGAATAATAATGCTGTAGCGAGACATAAATACCATAAATTTTTAGCTACATTAAAACAGCTACAATTCGGTGGTAATTCAAAAAATAACAAAACAAGAAAAATACGAGTTGTACGAATGAATCCGTAAAATATATGTTTTTTTAATCCAATAATAAAACATATAGATGTCGACGTCTACGCCTATTGTAATAGAATCGGCCAATGGACCGTTGGATCCAAAGATTATCAAAAAAATGGTGTTTATTGCCAATGCTTTAGAAAAAGGATGGTCGGTAAAAAAACGCGACCAAGAATATATCTTCACCAAAAAACACGAGAATCGGCGCGAGGTCTTTCGCGAAAATTATTTAGAAACATTTGTCCAAGAAAACTTCGATTTGTCTATTATGACGAGCGAATAATAAAGACTACTATATTGATTCCGACGTCAACAGATTGCGACATCCCATAACGATCTTTTCATCGTCCGACAGCTCTTGAAATACCAAGACCTCATTCATCTTGAGTTGCACAAATCCAAAATGTGTACGGAGAAGCAAGTTCGTACCCAAATCGTTAAAGACCACTTTTACCAAGACACCTCCGTATTTTAGGAAACCCTTGATGGAGGGTTCTTCGTCTTCTCTTGGACGCTCTAGTTTGTTCAGCGGTATCCATCGAATGGTCCTCCCAAATTTTAACTGATAGATCTTCTCGATATAACGATAGTCGATGAGTTTTTCGCATAATCTAGGAATAACCTCTTCGGGTATTAGATCACGACCATAGTGCCGAATTGCAAATACTATTTCCCTCGAAATATCCGCTAAAGAACAGTTTTCATAATATTCTGTATCTACATCTTGGACCGACTGTAGCAACTCGTCTATATTCAGTTCTTCTCCCAAGAGTAATATATTTTTTCGTTCTTCTTTTACGAGTTGTTTTAAACCGGAGAGTCTCATATATTATTATACATACACAATACAATTTGTTTGTATTGTTTATCTTGCATATATTGTTCATCTTACGTGTGGTGCAATTGGTGCACTGGTTATGTGAAAGAGGGTGTATGAATTCCCGTTGCATTTTTCAAATATTCGATAACATTCTCCGTCAAAAATGCATTAAGCAATAAAAAGCAGGCACTTGCGAAAATAATATCACTATCGGATTCATTGAAACTATGATGGCGTAATGGATGAAACCGTATGATGAGAATACACGCGATAAATATTTGTATAGCCATGATGAGCATTCGCACGTATGTTGTGTTTACGTAAAATACACCAACAATAATGAAAAAATATAGACAATACAAAATAACCAAAAGCGAATAATAAATGGGTCTAGTTATTTTTTCCAAGATAGTGTCAATGTACAAAACGCCCTGTTTTAAACGATTCATTTATATATATTTTGGATATTATATTACAAACTCGAATTGCTTAACCATCGGATCGGTTTCCATTCTACATATGAATACATGAAATGTGGATAATCCGCACTCTCGGTGGGCAACCCGGGGATAATTTGTTCCATAAGATAATACACTACATCCCGTAATTTATTCTTATGGACATTATCGATCGGATAAAAATGTTGCGAAATAAAGGCAAGCATCTCTTTCATTTGTTGTGTAGGTTCGTTTGTAGTAGGATCAAAATATGTATCTATTAGTGCGTTTATATTGTTATTCAGTGGACTTTGCAATATATTAGGGTTTGGATATAGGTTAGGTTCATTCGTTATGAGGAATCCGCCAGTACCCATATAATTCATTGGACTGTTTACTTGAATTTGTAAATTATAAATTTGATCTGGGCTGATATAAGATACACCATATTGTTGAGCAAGGTGTGTGTCGTATGGTCCGTATCCGTTTAATCCACCGCTTCCTCCGCTTCCATCTTGAGATGAAACCATGGACCCTAAACACGAAACCGGGCAAGATGTTCCGCAATTGTTATTGTTGGATCCGGGTTTAGATCCCGATGAAGACCCGTTCGAACCTCCTGGAGCTGCTGTAGTCTGAGTTGGTGGAGGTTGAGTGGTTGCAGCCGGAGTAGTGTATCCCCAGCCTCCAAATGTTCCGGAAAAATCGAATGCAAAGGATAAATCACTAGTTTGTATAAAAAAAGTCAACTGACTAGCCAATCCATCTGAATTGTATTGATATGCGTTAAAATTCGTAGTAGTATCATATTCTATGGGAGGTAATACTACATTAGGTGTAGGATTTTCTACACTGGGTAAACTGGGTATAACAAAATCGATAATATAAAAGCAAACCCTTTTCAATCGCATTTTATTATAGGATGTAGTAAATCCCTGCGAAACACAATAGGTGTTGTATAAATCAGGCCCCGTGTTGGAATACGGAACATTGTTTTCATCGAAATATTGTCCTATTAACTTATCGACCAAATCATTCATAGATTGTCTATATGCGGATGGAGCCAGATTCAAAGTATTTGCGGTTTGATCTATGTAGGGATGACGCGTTGGTTGTGGAAGGGTGCGCGCACCTTCTTGCAAGACCGAGGGTCTCATATAAAACTCGTTAAAAAGAATTCCTAAAATACAGAGTACGATCAAAATGCAAAAAATAATCAATAATCTGGTTTCATATTCCATAGTTTGATAGACTCTGTCTTCGCCTTCTTCGCCTTCTTCTATAATCTATTGCTAATAAAATATATAGATTCGGTTTATATATACTACATATGAATTATGAATTATTGGATATACTCGGCACTGGCAAATTCGGTGAAGTATGGAGAGGCGCACATAAATCGACCGGCGAAATCGTGGCGATAAAAAAGGAATTCGCCGAATCCAAATGTGCCATGATAAAACACGAGGCTACTGTATTACACTATTTATATTCGCGTGGGTGTAAACAGATTCCGTTATTGTATTGGTTTGGCATTGTTCAAGAGTCTCCATCGATTGTTATGACATATTACGAAGAAACCCTCGATGATTATGCAATACATACGAATATGTCCAAGATCATATGTGGTAATTTTATGATACAAATGATTCGTATAATAAAATCGATTCATGAACAATCCATTCTTCATCGCGATATTAAACCCCACAATTTTATGTTGAAGGGGGGGCAACTTTTTCTTATTGATTTTGGTCTTTCTGCCGTTTATGTAGACGACGAAAATCGGCATCGACCGCCGAATCCGCCATCCACCGCGATTCTTGGAACCCCTAAATATGTTAGTATACACATTCACGACGGTTTAGATCCATCCAGACGAGACGATCTTATGTCTATAGGCTATATCTATATGTATTTGGCGTGCGGTAAGCGTCTTCCATGGGAAAATATTCCATATAATGCGGAACACCACAGAGACTATGACGAAACCCATATTTTGCATTATAAGAACCAAGAACGAAAACACCGAAAAATGTGGGATCAAGTAAACGAATATTGTCGAATTATTGGGCCCGAGATATCACAATACATGGAAAAAGTATACTCTTTGAAGTATGAGGACCGGCCAGAATACGAGGTATTACAATCCGTAATGCATCTCGGCGAATAGAGCGAATAACATTGGAAATTGCCACGTATTATATATGGATTTGTGTTTAGGATCATTGAAGACGATAACTGATAGAAATACATAGAAACTGAGTATAAGCGCTATAACTAGTGCCGACTTTATAACAAGACCCAGGGAATAGTTGGATGGGTCTAATTTTGATAGTGAAAATGCCATTTTCTATAGTTTCGATGTTTTTTATCTTTGCAATATTATATTATATACCGATCTTTTTACCTATGCGTTCAAACATTTCTTGGTTGTATATGAGAGTTCCTGTCGGTTTGTATTTGTCAATGGGCGTGTATTCCTTCTGAACTTTTGTTTTTGCAGTAGCCGACCCCGGTCGATGTTCCGAGAACATTCTCGAATCGGGTGTTTCCTCCCGTTCCATGGCTTCGGGATCCTGTTTATCCACAATATTCCCGCGTTCGTCCAAGACAATTCCCGTTTTCTTTTTGTATTCATTTCTAACATAAGACGGAACCCAACTTGACCAAGAAATAAATAGGGTATTGGGGTGTAGATATCTGATGTGGAATTTGTTTAATTCTAGCTTGGACACTAGATACGCAATACATTCGGCTTTGTCATATACGGGTTCTCCGAAAATAAACTCGGGTACAACAAACCAAACGTGTTGGTCTGAGCGTTTATTGCGGGCGGTTAATACGATTCGGTTGTGTATTCTGGCCAAGATTTTGTTGAAGATGGATACCTGTTTTAAATCGCGTTTTTGACGGTTTTCGTATAGATCGTCGATGTTGACCTTTCCTGTCGTTTCTTGGTCGTTTATGTACAAAAAACAGGACATCGATTTGGTTTCGATGAATGAATATATACTCCTATATATTTTTGCGAAATAAAAATATATAGAATTCTTCTGTATTGTACTTTATTGAATGATGGTCCAAGAAGATAGTAGCGGATTGATGCATGAAGTTTCTTTGGTATACGTAGAACCTTCGGTAAACGTAGAACCTTCGGTAAACGTAGAACCTTCGGTAAACGTAGAACCTCCTTTGGTAAAGTACGAATCGCCGGTAAACGTAGAATCACCGATAAACGTAGAACCTTTGGTAAACGTAGAACCACAGATAAACGTAGAACCACAGATAAACCGCTCACAAAAAACGGTACCGAAGATCGAACATTTAGTTATTCCCGGTGGAGGTATTTCGGGACTGGTCTGTTATGGTGCTTTAAAAGAATCACACGAACAAGGATTCTGGAAAATAGATAATATAAAGAGCATTCACGGCACATCTATAGGGGCACTTTTGGCGGTTGTATTGGCGTTAAAATATGATTGGGAAACAGTAGACACCTATCTAATTCAGCGACCATGGCATACTACATGCGATTTTAACATGTACTCTATTATCGGATCTTTTCAGAAGCGCGGTATCTTGGACATTGATCTATTCAAAGTCTTTTTACAGCCCTTGTTCGGCGGTATGAACATTCCTATGACGATAACGATGCAAGAGTTTTACGAACGCACACAGATAGACCTCTATTTTTATACTACACGATTCAAGGCGTTCAATACAGTAGAGATCTCGCATAAAACCCATCCAGAATGGACGGTTCTAGAGGCGGTCTATGCATCCGCTGCACTTCCTATATTCTTGGCACCATTAGAAAAACCGGATGATTATTATATCGATGGCGGGATTTTCCTAAACTATCCTCTTGGACCTTGTTTGAAGAAAGAGGGGGTAGATTCCACTAATGTTCTAGGAGTTCGAAAAAACATGATTTTCCAAGATCAATTGACAAATGAATCCACCCTATTTGATTATATTCTTGGACTCTTGAATAAAATCTTTTACTGGATTTTAATCAAGTATGAAAAAAAAGAGATCGACCATGAAATAACCATAGATTCCACGCCCATTTCGATTTATGACTTATACAAGATGATGATAGAGAAGTCTGTTCGAACGGACTTTATAGAACAGGGTGTCCAAGCTGGGAAACAATTCTGTTCGGAGTATTTATTGTAGTACGCTCTTTGTAAACTGTGTTAGAGTATCATTCGTTATGAGAGAATCGAAATCGATGCGGTTGCCGTCTTTTACCATAATCAATGTGGGATATGAATCGATGCCGTATTTTTGAATAAGCTGGCTATTATTGGCGCTTTCTTCGGTGCAATTTACATCGACACATTGGATGGTGTATCCATTCATCTCTTGTCCATCGTGCGTGGATTTGAATGTTGCCCATTGAGGTTTTGCCTTTGTACAATGGGGGCACCAATCGGCGTAGAAGAAATAGATCTCTGTCGTCTGGTCGCGCTGGTTAATATTCGCCATATTCTGTATATTTTTGTTTGCAATGGCCGGTTTTGCGTACCATGTATACGCAAAATATGCGGCTACTCCAAAAATGATAACCATGAGCACAATAAGAAGTACCTTTTTACGAGGGGCGATCAAATCATTATATAATATAGTTAGGATAGGTGCCATTTTGATAAAGAGATATATTATACTGGGAGAATAATTTAGATATATTTAGACGCAAAAATACAATACCCCCTCCCTCGCCATTATTTTCTTGGACAATAGAAAAATAAGGGTGTATTATAGAGAGGAATCGGTTTTAATTGAATTATTTATATAGAGGATATATGAAAACTAGGAAAAATCGGTCGCGTTCAGTTTATACGCGAAAACATTTTGATAGCAATGATGGTATGTTGACAACTGTGTGGGGGCCAAGTGCGTGGCATTTATTGCATACGATCAGTTTCAATTATCCGGTTAAACCGAACTGCGACGAGAAAAGGCAATATCGGGATTTTGTTTTGAATTTCCAATCGGTTTTGCCTTGTGGTAAATGTAGGGAGAATTTGAAGAAGAATTTTAAGCGCCTTCCTTTTTTGTGGAAACATATGGAATCGCGCCACACATTCTCTAAATATATATACGATTTACACGAAATAGTGAATAAAATGTTGCACAAGAAGTCGGGGTTGAGTTATCAGGATGTTAGGGAACGATACGAGCACTTTAGAGCTCGTTGTGCTCCACAAAATACGGGTCTCGTAGATCGCCGAAAAACCTGTAAAAATACGCAAATGTCCAAGACTCCTTCTTTAGACATTCAGGGTCAGGATCAGGGTAAAAACCCTTTGGGTCAGGGTAAAACCCCTTTGGGTCAGTCGAAGTCTCCTTTGGGTCAGTCGAAGTCTCCTTTGGGTCAGGGTAAAAACCCTTTAGAAAAAGGTTGCACCGAACCAATCTACGGAGAAAAGTCCAAATGTGTTCTCAAAATCATTCCGCAAAAAACAAAGTGCGAAACCTTTCAAATGGACAAAACCTGTATCAAGCGTAGAAAGCCTTGATATGAGTGAGTAAAAAAATGTATATACTATATATCTTGTATAGTATATAGAAATCCGAACAAAATAGAACATGTCGACACCCCAATCAGGATATGGAAAAATGAATATACAAGTGGTCGAACCAGATGTTCCAACCGAAGTTATCGTTGTCCAAGAAACCAAGGTCCATGATTTAGACGAATCTGGCGGCAATCCTACAAAAAATAGAATGCGAAAACCTACAAAATCGATACCCTTTTGGGGCGTTAATCCAAACGTGTTGATCGATTCTTCTACTGCGCTAGAATTTTTTCCTATAGAATCCATGACCTATGAACAAAAATTAAACGCGATTTCTCGTATGGTACTGTTGCTAACAGTTATTACGTTTTTATATACCAAGAGTTATCGATTGTTGGCCATTTCCGCCATCTCGTTATTGGCAATATGTTTACTCTATTACGCACATCAACAAACGTGTGGAAAGGAGGGGTTCGGGGAGGATAATGAGATGGCTATCGCCGAGTTCTTACAAGATTCAGGAAAGACCGAGGATATGAAGCAAACCTTTGTTGCACCTACAACACAAAACCCACTTAGCAATGTTCTCTTACCAGAATACGAATACGATCCTACGCGCAAGCCAGCACCCCCTGCTTATAATCCAAAAGTGGAATCCGAGATTTTGTCAAAAGCAAAACAAATGGTCCAAGAAGCCAACCCAGGACAACCCGACATTGCGAAAAAACTCTTCACAGATTTAGCCGATGAATTCGAATTTGAACAATCTATGCGATCGTTTTATTCGTCGGCAAACACTATGATTCCGAATGATCAAGGCGCCTTTGCCGAGTTTTGTTATGGTGGTATGGTATCTTGTAAAGAAGGAAACATGTTCGCTTGCGCCCGCAATGATATGTCGCGTTATAACAATTATTAGGAGGATAGGATATATTTATTTTGTAGGGATAATGTATTAGTACCACCCCTTCTATGACAACAGTAAAGGATTACACGTTTTATAATGTTGACCGTATCGAAGACGATTCCACGTGTAGAACACAACAAACAGTGCAGAATATGGAGTATGCAAATTATACTACGTCCAACTTTTTCCGTGAATTTCCGTCGACCGCACAACTCGATTTTGCTACGTCGCAACAGATTATTATGCCGAATTCCACATTTGGTGGCAGTGGCGTTGGAATGAATGTCGACACGGATTCGATCCTCCACTTGAAAACGGAACAAGAACGAGCTTTAGGAAAATTGCAATTGATGCAACGCCCCTTTGCCACGGTACCCTATTTAGGAAGAGGTTCGGCCGATCCAACGCTGGAACTTCGATTGCTCGAGGGCCAATCGGTATCGGACTTGAAGAGTACATCCACGATTATGTCGCAGAGTTTCATGGGATACACCTTGTATCCTACCAGCACTAAGATGACAGATCGTGTCCAAGATCCCAAATACACCGTGGAAGAAGCCGCTTTGGACGGATGGGTGCGCGGCGGTTCATCTACGCGTGAAATGTCGACCGATCCCAATATGAACCAGAATCACCGCCCCACCAATTCGACTTACTAGAGACGGGATGAGAGTTTAGCTATTTTCACTGTAAAACAGTATAAATACTTTGATTGAATGATAAAATAAGTACCTATTTTACCATTTGTGTCCAAGATGTTGTATAATACTAGTTCACCCGTTTTGCACTATTCGAATGATCTAGAGTATCGTAGTTGTATGAGGAGGATTTTCTGTATGGTATCGCCCATTATAACGGACGAGTCTTCCGATATAGACGAGATAACTCTTGATGAACAAGATTATGACGAATCCGCTTCATCCAAGATGATGGATTTTGTCTATGAGAAAACCTTCGAACACGTTTTGTTCCAAGAACTCTACGATATTGCGGCCTCGAAAATGATTTCGTTGGACCGATCCATTGGTTTAGCCGTTTTATTTTCATATGATTATATGACCTTGTTTCATCGATGTTTGTGTTGTTATTTTACGAAGCACGAGGATTTTACCGAGACGCACGATTCCTATGTTAGTTTGAAAAAGAAGCTGGTCTAGAAGAAGGGAGGAAATAATATCTAATCTATATACTAACTATGGCCTCCACAAGAAATCGAAATACACCGGGGAATTATTGCATGGAGCAATGGGCATACAACAAACAAACCGCTTATTCTACGTACGGTCCCTATGGAATCGTGGATCCCGCATTTTTACCCGGGAATGGATTGGGTGGTAGTCATATGGGGAAGGAAACGCTGTCCTATAATCCCGAAGATATTGAGTCGGCGCTTTTTGGAATTGGATCCACGAATTTGGTAAAACCTAAACCGGAAGTCCGCCCTCACTTGAAGTCCATGGATACCTTGTCTATTGTAAATAGGGTGCCGTTGATCATGCCTCGGCCTTTGATGGTCGAGGAAAACCAGCGTCAATATCCGATGAAATAAAATTGATCTCCAGCGTTTACATGTTTTACTTTTTTATGAAACTTCTGATAATAGATAGTGTATGAGAAAGATGAGTATTAGTGCTAGTACGATCGTCCCTTGGTCCGCTTCCAGTTTGCAAAACCCTATTATCAACGGCGGTGAATCACGAGACCAGGTTCAATCCGTGATTGATATTCACGATGCCGAACTCTATGTTGCGGTAGTAGAGCCCGTAAATCGGTGTTGGTCAATGGATCCCACGAATTCTTGGATCTATCAATTCGGGCTTATTCTCATGGTGTTAACAAGCATGGCCGATATCTATATCGTGTGTACTCAATATGATGATTTGTATTGTTATTCGAACAATACAAAGCTGGTCTACAATATGTTGATTTCGGCGGCGTGTATCTTGTGCGTGGCCATTCTGTATTATGGATCGTACATGACTCGATACGAAGATATGGTGGACAAGTCGTGGTTCAATGTAGCGAAATATATGATGCGAACATTCTTGATTATTTGGATCATATTGGGCACAATGTACACGATCAATCTATCGGAACATCAATGCAATGTGGGTGTGTATCTCTATTTGCAGGCGTCCTATATTTTGAAGATGGGATTGATGGTGTTGGAGTATATTTGGGCGTTGAGTTCCTGTCCCATGTAGAGAGAGGGTGGAGATGAGATGATAGTTTAGCTACGTAATCGATGGATGTTCAATTAAATTTGACTACGATTTTGACCAACTCTTTTTTAATACATTTGCATGCCGAAACGGAGAGTTCCTCGCGCTTCTTGCGGGTTTTTCCGTTTTCGCCTACAATGGTTAGCTCGGTGCGTTCTTCTTCGGACATGCGCTTCTTGGAAATGCTGTTGCGCTCATTCATATCTGTTTCGATCTCTTGGTAATGTGTCTCGATATAATCGATGATGTTGTTTTCGATGGCCCACTTGAAGAAATTGAGCTGGCCAATCGTGGTTTCCATGAAATTTTCTTCGTCATAGGGGATGGAAATACGCTCCCAGCGACAAAAAGGGTCGAATCGGCGCTTGGAATATGCTTTGAGTTTGAGCTTGTAATCATTGTAGACTTTGAATCGTTCTACTCCGGTTAATGCGGTTGTTAGCTCGTATACCGTGTAGTATTTCTTGGAATAATTGGTAACGAACCAATCCACGATTCTTAGGGAAATCTTGGACTCGCCATTGATAATTTTCATCATACGAGAGAGGTGTTGTTTTTCCTTGTAGAATTCCATGAGGTTTGTTAAGAGGAGGTCATTTTGAGTATGGATTCGTTGATTCGAATATGACATGCTTGATGTGTTGTTTTGTATGGATGGTTATAGAGGCCGCGGTTTAAATATATTTAGTTGGGAATTGTTAATTTGTTTATACAAAACATTGGATTTTTGAGTTCAACCTCTTGAAATAATATCCTTGATAAGCAACGGGTTTGTCCAAGGCTTTCGCCAAAGTTTTGTCGCTCATGGAGAGTTTTTTTATACAATCATATTTGCATACAAATTCTCTTAGTAATTGATGATGTTGATCATATTGACCAACCCCATCTTTATACAAAATGGGTTCGTTGTTCCTATTACGTGATTTGAAATCTTGCTCCTCCGATCGGAGGAGCAAGATTTTTTATTAATATATGTTATTTGCAACCAATTTTAATAATAACACTGCTGCATTGTGCTAAGGAAAATCTTGCTTTCCCGTACGGGAAAGCAAGATTCAGTGTCATAAAATATCTCTTCTATAAATCAACGTTCTATAGGTTTAATTATGAAACAATACGATAAAAAAATAACTGCATTGTGCTAAGAAAAATCTTGCTCAACCGGCTGGTTGAGCAAGATTGAAAAGAATATAGTTAATAATCTGTAGCTATTTGAGAATTTTATGGTAAACCAATATTCAAATAAAATTGATTCCTATATAAAACAATATATGAATAGTATTATTCATTTTTAATGGAAGAACCTACCATTAAAAAATGCACGACATGCTCCAAAGAGTATGAACTCTCCCATTTCATGGGGATGAAAAACAATATTACCAAAACCTGTAGTAAATGTAGAGAAATCAATCGAATCAATGATGCAAAACGCGACAAAGAACATCGTAATGAAGTTGCACGTAAGAATGAGGCAAAACCGGAAAGAAAACAAGTGAAACAAGTGTGGAATGACAAGAATCACGATAAAGTAGTGTTGAAAACAATGAATTATAGACAAAGAAAAATCGAAAAGGTAGGTGTAGATCAATATTTGAAGAAAAATGCTGAACAAACAGCAAAATGGCGCGAAAATAATAAAGAAAAGATGGATCTTATAAATGATTCCATGAAACGAAACAAGACGATTCAATATGGTATTTATAAACGATGCGCAAATATAAAGAATCTAGATTTTGAAATATCTTTTGAAGACTATCAATCTATTGTTAGTCGTCAATGTTATTATTGCAATAGCATGGAAGAAAAAGGCTTCAATGGCATTGATCGTAATGATCAAACAAAAGGATACATAACAGACAATTGTCTACCCTGTTGTACAATGTGCAACTATGTTAAAGGATCATTACATTCATCTGTATTTATCAAACGTATTAAGCATATTTTGACACACCAGGGTTGTATTCAAGGTCAATATTATTCAGAATGTTTTGCAGATCACAAAAGTGGGTCGTATAACGTATACAAAACTCGTGCCGAAAAGAAACACCTAGAATTTCAATTGACCCAGGAAGAATTTCTTCAAACATGTTCAGACTCATGTTATCTGTGTGGTAAAATACACTCAGAAACACATACAAATGGATTAGATCGTGTTGATTCATCAAAAGGATACATCATAGATAATGTAAAATCGTGCTGTGGTGAGTGTAATTATATGAAAAAAACGTATGATCTTGATAGATTATTGAAACATTTATACGATATACATCTGCATTTTGGTCAAACTGTAGATCAATCATTTTCAGAACCTTTGCAAAACAAAATGATTGTATGTAATAATGGAAAGAAGTCGAAATCAGAATTACATGCTGAATCCGAACAACGTAAAGCCACAAAAAAATCGGAGCTTATAGAAAAGTATAATAACGAAGAATATAAGAAGACCAAAGCTACTATTCTAGCAGAGAAGCGTCTCAATAGAATATGAACCATAGAATAAATCTGAAATCTGTGGCATTTCAGATTTATTTTTATTTACTCAATTTGCATTGAATAGACAAATATAAAATCGTGCATTTTTTGTGAAAATACAAAAACGTTTAATTGGAATAGGCGCTCTTCTACCTCTAAGTTTCCCTAGAGGGATGGACTGTATCTTAACCCGACTCTGGCTGCTTAGGCCTTCATCATCGAGCGACTACCGTTCAGTCTCTGACGGCTAACCGTAGACTAGCAATTACAAATCGTCTTTAGGTTATTACCATGCGGATTGCCCAATCCTTAACATTATTACTATACCGGAGTTCTATTCTCCGCCATATACTGGTTTCCCAAGTATACTTAGTAGTTAAGGCTCTAAGGGTGTCCCCGAACAACAAGTAGTCTTGCAAGCTCTTACAAGCTTACTAACAACAGGCTATTAATGCAGGAGCCAAATCGAAGTTATCCACAAACATTGCCTGCTTGTTTGTGGCGTGTTGTTTTTCTGCGCCATTGGCAAATTCTAAAAACAACTGTAGTTGTTTAAAGAACCGGACCAAAACGCCAGCCATTCCGCTCATAACGCGGAGCACGTTGTAGTTGGTAGCATACACACGGACCTTGGCCGTGGCAGTTCCGGCAACTGTTCCGGATGAGAGGATAAGTTGCAGTGTAGCGTTATCAATTCGCGAGAAATTGCACGACCCGCTGGGTTGATGCTCTTCGGGCCTCAAGGCAAAAGAGTACACGTTGATACCAGTGTCAGGTGCGCGGGTGTGGTGTTGGAAAGGTTGAACCACGTCAAAGTACGAGCCTTCGCGCTCAGAGAAACGGTCCTGGCCATTGAGCTGGAGCTTGGCAGTCACCACGGGGTTCTCACCCCAGCAGTGCATGTCAAGAGCCGTCTCGGCCAACACGAACGTGCCAGCATCAGAGACGAACGAACCAGAGGGATTTCCTTGGTTGGGATCAAACACACTCGTTGTGGGGTACCACTCATTACTGGCGGTAACACCGGGGACATCACCGGCACCGGGCATCTGGAAGAGACCATTGGAGGCAATGAATGCGTTGGATCCAATGGTCTCGGTGGGTCCACCGAAAGCGTGGATGGCATTGGGAAGAGCATCGATGGCATCCGTGTAGTTGAAGGGCTGAGCACCAAGGGTCTTGTAGAGGACATTGCCACCCTCGAGGGACGAGCAATAATCAACGTTGGCATCGGGCTGAACAACCCAGATGAGCTCCTTGCAAGGGTGGTTAAAGTTCAACTTGATCTTGTTGGAAGAAGATCCGACCGACTCATCACCCGTGAACTGGAGCTGCTCAATGAGGTACTCGTGGGGGTTCTGGGCCATCTTGCGGCGCTCATCCGTGTCCAAGAAGACGTAGTCAATGTACAAGGAGGCAGCAACAAGGGATTGTTGGTAAGCCTGGGAGACAGAGACTGTGCCGCTGGCAGAGCTGATGGTGGAGACAGCCCACAAGCACTCACCAATGGGGCGGAAATCGATGTTGATCTTGACTTCGTGATACTGTACGAATCACTTATACCCGTTCTTTCGAACTATTTACGCAGGGAAACCTAGGTTTCCCCCGCACCCCCTTCCTATTTCGGAAAGGTTTGCGTTGCAGGGACTAGACTATATCTTAAGTCTTCATAGAAGTGGATTAGACTCCTCAGACCCATAACCATTTAGTCGTTGAACCTTCCTCATATCCTTATCATAATGGACGTAGAGGCTTGGCTGCGGATTGCCTATTTCAGATGCGATTGCATCTTCATCCGTGGGATTTTTACCATACCTGAGTTCTAATCTCAGCCATTGCAAACTTTCGCGTGCAATTTGGTACCCTAAATATTGGTTTTGAATTTTGCTAAATCGGTTGATATTAACAATATTATTAAAGTAGTGGTGGAGTAATAGTTTATCGCTTTTTTGACGATTGTCTAATGATGTTAGAGGTTGTAAATTAGTCCAGTGAAAACAAATCTGTTTATCTATTTCTTTCGTAAAATCAAATCCATTTATTGGTAAGATATGATCGATTTGCCAGTATTCTCCAAAATTTTCCCAACTCATTTGATCTGTAAATCTAAACTCTATCCATTTTTTCAGAAAATCTAAATCGCATCCAATTAAATTTGCATAGGATGTTTTTTGGTTTTTCAATATTTTATGGATCTTACTTCTTAGAATTTCAGACATTTTGAAATTGAGATCAGTTTTTCTCTTTTCTTGGATTTTAACTTTACGGATAGGTAGATATTCTTTTTGTTTTTGTTTAATATGGTTTTTGACTTCTTCGCGATTACGATATTCTTTTCTTTGATTGTAGATTTCAGTTTTATGTTGTTCTCTATACTGTTTATTCTTTTCTAAAACAGCTTGTTTGTTTTCAGCATAATACAGAGTATTCTTTTCTTTCATCTTCTCTTTTATTGTATTTCTGTATTCTTTTCTACAATCATTGCAATCATATCTTAATCCATCGTTCGAACTTTTCAATTTACCATAAGATTCAACTGGTTTCTCATTTTTACATTTACAACATCGTTTTGACATTATTTCTATTCTCTCACTTATTGCACTACTTTTATATACATTCAAAAGATAATATTTATTTTTAAACGGCTTTAAGGGTTTCCCGCAATTTGGATATGTTGCCACATTGTGGCCAAAGATCATTAATTGAGCTTTAGCAACATGCGACTAGCATCTGGGAATGACAAAATTCATTGTCCCGAGTCCACAACATTTTTTCCCTAAAGCATTGCTCGGATACTTTAGGATGGATACTTTTCTGCCCTACAGATTTTAAGGCAATGAGAGGCAATGCAAGTCCGGGGTTTCGGTTGAACCAGAACAACAAAGGAATGTACAATGTTGTCTCGGGCAAAGCATTGCGGGGGGCGCAAACCTGGGCGGGGCCACCAGCGGCAGCGCAAGGACCAGAAACGGCGGCAAAGTTGGGGTCCGTGATGTACGTCAACTGGGTCGTGTTTCCGATCATCTTGAAGTAGCCACGCTGTTGCTCAGCCGACATCGTCAACTGGTTCCAGATGTGCATCCAATCACCATATTGGCGATCGATGCGCTGGCCACCAATCTCGACCTCAACCTGGGCGATCAACTGCTCACCGATGTAGTCCAACCAACGGGCATACACACTGTTGGGGGTGGAGCTCATCGTCTGGTTGATCTCGGGCAAGGTGACCTGGAGGTACGTGCGGTAGCACAAATCACCGTTGCGGCTGATTGTGCATGTTACACGGCGACCAAAGTCGGCCTGGCCAGAGAAGGTCTGCTCAATCGACTCCATGGCAAAGTTGGTGTGGCGGCGGTACGAAACCTTCCAGAAGGTGATCTCGGGCGTGCCCGTGAGGAAAACGTCTTGGGCGCCATAGGCGACAAGTTGCAAAAGGGCTCCAGCCATTGTTCTCGCTTTATATCCTTACTCTAGAAAATAATTTCGGGAAAATGTACATAATTCATTTCACTCCCCACCACCCTCATCTTATAACACGTATTTTATAAAGCACGTGTTATCATATAGCATGTATATTGACCAAAAAGCACGAAATAATATTACACACATACTATAACTAGAAAATATACAGAAAAATGCCTAAAGAAATTGGTTTAATAACTCCAACCATCTTTCCGATATTCCGCGGAATATACGAAAGATCCCGACCCCGACCCCCCGACCCTACTATACGATTCTGTATTTCTTGGTCTTTTTATATTCTCGATTCCCAAGAGGGATCGAAAAATCGCTAGAATACAGTTCGCGTCCATGATATTTCAAGAGGAATCGTATAATGCTTAAATAGGGTCTTTTGCATCGTCCATCCGCGTGTAATCCAACACATCCACTAGAAGGATAATACCGGCGAATCTCTGGGATCATGTCCAAGATGTTTGATTGCAACTCTTGGCGTTCATCTAAATCGATCAATAAGAATGTATGATTTCCATTAAAGTTCAGGAGGGTTAATAGGGTGTCCAAGATTTGCATTTGTTGTACGGAATATTTAACATCCTTTTTCTTATCGGGCATTCATCTATATATGGATGATTGATACCATCTATATGGGTTTTTGCTCAATAAATCAATGGCGCAAAATACTATCTCCGGTTTTTCTTGGACACATTGTACGAATATTTACTACGCATCTTTTGTGTCTTGGGACGATACAATGCTAAATAAAAGAACTCTTTTATATGATACATGAGTTTCTTAGAGACTTGAATGTCCAAGTCTCGTTCACACCTCGATTTCATTCTTGGACCAATAAAGTATTCATGATGAATAAACCAATCGTACAATCGTTTATCCCATGAAGATAGATCAGTGGACAAGAGGTCTTGCATGGGGGGCGATTTTATAAATCGCCGAATAATATCGTGAATGGATAAACTGTGGTAATATGCCTTGGGTTGTATATAAAAAACCCGCGGACCTCGCATTTTAGGGAAATACGTATTATCTATAAAACAGAATTCCGACGTTTTAGAGGGCAATAGCGTACACCGAATCAAATCTTGGACAGACTTGGTTGAAGTAGTTCGTTTTGGTTCTGTAATCAGACGATTTATTTTGAACGCACCGATAATTTTATCAAAGAGTCCGATCAATTTACCCTTGGATTCTATATAATCTATTATCATAGTAGCCCACGACTTAGAGCACATATTGTTCGTGTATATGTAGACATTTCCACACAGACCGTTTGTCTTTTTGTAATAGAGGAATTCCAAGATGGTTAAAATACCATATCTCAGAAATTCCGGATACAGATCCAGCAAAATATTCATACATTCTTGGGATTCTATGAAGGGTTTGCCCGCATCTTCTTCGTACAAATGGGAAATACCCAACCAAAGTATGTGTAATTCAGTGAACGAACCAATAGTTTCGTCCAGGTCGAAGACAAAATGCTTCGACTCGTTGTGGATTCTTTTACTAGAGGGTGAATCGGGATAGTAAAATCCGCCTTTGTATATTTGTAATGGTTCTATCGAATCTGTATCTATATTCATATTTCTACATATAATACATAGATATAGTATTCACACACTTTTCTCTCATAAACGAGAAACAAGAGTATTACACAAAATTGAGACGAATATTTCTGAAGTATATTTCTACATAGAATATACTTCAAATCATAACACCCATATACAAAATGTCGTTATCCCAAGATTGGACTCCTGTCGTGCTAAAGAAAAAGGGATCTACCGACCGAACATCCCATGACAAAAAAGGATCAATACAAGTCGACCCCGCGGCAAAACGCGCGAAACAACTAGATGCATTCAATGCGGGACCACCCCCTAAGATTGAAAAGGTTTCGCCAGAAGACAAACGGGAAATAATCCAGTTGCGCATTCTCAAAAAGATAACCCAAGAGGAATTGAACAAACGCCTGAATTTGAAGAAAGATACGATAAAGACGATCGAAAATGGGACGCACGAAAAGAACAAGGCACTAACGAATAAAATCAAGGAGTTCCTGTCCAAGATACAATGATCAATACATACTAGACCCCCGTGGACCCAAATCCACCTTCTCCGCGAGCCGTCTCTTCAAAAAAGGATTCTTGGACAAGTTTCACATAGACCGGTCGCAGATCGGGGGAACATATTTGCAAAAGTCGCGTATATTTTTCAACTGTATAAATGGGCGGAGACAGTCCAATTAATCGGAATGCACCCATTAGCCACCCACGATAACCACTGTCAATAATACCTACGTGATTCGCTAAGAGAAGAGGGGTCTTTGAAATGCTGGATCGCGGATACATATAAAATCCGGTGGTTGTCCAAGATTCCTTGGATGCATTGTAGATCCGCATTTCCGCTTTAACTCGATAATCGATCATTTTTGCATGATAGGAGTTGAATATATCCTCTCTTGGACATAATAGGTCAAACCCAGCGTTGGGATACGGATCCGAGATAACAGCCGAATTATGTTTTTCGATTTGTGCGGAATACATAGACACTAGTTCGTTATCTTCGCCGTCAACGTAAAGATAGAGCATTGCATGATCCGTCGTTCCTCCAGCAAAAACAGACATATGTTATCAATGAATACAATATAAGAGGTATATTTTTTATATTGTATTTTGATTTGTTTTTGGTTTGATTTGATTTGGTTTTTGGGTATTATATACTGCCTTGTCTGCCGCCTTGTCGCTTGTATTGGCTCCAAGACACCGACCTACTTTGAACCAAAGGTTTTTTAGTAGATTCTTGGGATTTGTCAATATTATCCGCACGTTTGATGGCGGAATCCAAATAGAGTTCTTTTAGAATACGACCGACTAAGACGGATCCCTCGTGCTGATCCACTTTCTCGTCTTCGATCAACTTCAATACGGACAATAGTCGGGTCATAATCGCCAAATCTAGCTCATCTTTCATGATTTTATTGAATAGATCGGTGTATTGATTATACAAAAAACTACACTGTGATTGCGCCATGACCAAGAAACCATCGGGATCCAATTGGCGAATCGCCGCATTTTCCATTTTTAGAGTATCCAATCGCCGAATATCATCACGAATCAAAACACTGTGTTTCAATTTACGTATAGTAGATGTATTGTCTTCACATTCAGTTTCATTGATGAGTTTCTTTAGATTTAGACGTTCTTCATTCGTAATTGTATTCATCTAAATGCAAACTGTTAATAAAATCTATAGAATGAATTGTTTATGTATGTTTTCATGAATATGGATAAATGAAAATGTGGATAAATAGTGTAAATAATATACATAGGAAGTATAGTCTTGTTCTCGAATATATGTCTTCTACTACAGCGGGATCATCTACAAAATCGTCGAGCAATCCACCGGTATTGTCTAATTCGGAGAATTCCAGTAGAGGAAGCACTAGTGGTAAAGATTCGAATGCTATGGTTTTGTATTTTGTGCCGCCCGTCATGAATTCTTTTATGCAATGGGGCGAAACCTTCATGGTTCTAGTCTTCGTTCTGGCATTGTTTCTCACCATTTTACTCTTGTACGTGTATGTAAATATCGATCAATATAGAACACGAATTAGTGTTATATCGAATGCCGCACTCTTTGGACAAGACCCACAAGCAATGTTCCAATATTTCATCCAAAATGCTCAAGCGGAGAGTATTGCAACCGCAGTTAATAATATTAAATCTACTACAGAGGATATTAATACAACAACGTATAGATTGGATGACCAGAGTACACTACTACAACAAAGAGTTGCGAATGATGTTCCTGCGTCGAACGCCGGATCCACCAATTTAGGAATTTCTATACAAAAGGGGCTATCACAAATCAGTGATATGATCTCAAAATTGGGCGGAGCATTCGTATTAAACAATTATATGAATAATGGTGCGATACAAACTACACAATCGAGTAAATAAACGAACCCCCCCCCCTTTCCCCCATACCTTATACCTACCGAGGTCCAAGATGGTAAAATAAATTAGAGCATTGTATTATATGGAAAATATAACAAAATGTATACCAATTAATTATTATACTTACAATTCACATAGCTATTTTTTATCCGTTTCGATAACTATTGTCTATATCATCTTCTTCAGCACCCTTTATTTAGCATTTTCTTATGAAACATCGAATAAGGCCGACGTTTGTAATCCAACATTTTATTATGGTGATGCATGCAAACGCCAAATCGCAAGAACCGCACTAACCAATAAGTACTTTTTGCCCGTAAAACAAGAATATTATAACAACGTAGAAACATCGATCAATCCAAGAATCATCGCCGATCAATCAAATAATATTGCCGCGGATGCTTCAATGAATGCCTATTTGGACGCAAATGCCCAGTTTAATAAAAAAACGATCCAAGAAATCCAAGATATTACAGATGTATTGAATTTAATATCAACGAAATATTTAGGAAGTATACAGAAATTCTTGGCATCATCTACCGAGAAATTGTCCGCGCCAGTCCAACAAGCGTTGAATGATATACCGGGTATGATAGTGTCGATTCAAGATAAACTGAATAAATCGATCATTGAACCGGCAGCTTCGCCATTTATATCGCCTTTGCAGAAATTGTATAAAGCATTGACGAATATTAATAATTCGAATGTTTGAAGATCCCCGTTTACCTAATCTATCCTATACATTTTTATCTAACAAAAATGTATATTCATAAAGATATGACAAAATTGTCCGTAGGATTTTATCTTGCCATCGTAATATTATGTATTGTTTTGGTCATGACACTTTCTACATCGTATAATGTAGTACCCTATACTCCGAATTCTTTGAACCAGTCATCCTTTGAAGGATTCCGCAGTTTAAGACCGGTAAATTATTCTACCTATCCGGATAATAAAGTCATCGATATGAAGGATCGATTTCTCATTGTGGATACGTCTGCGGAGAAAACCGCACAGAGAGTATGGGGTTTCGATGGACTCTATGGTCCATTTCAAACAAATGATGCAACATTAGATACGTTCGCGAATACAAAATCGAGTTTGTCTTGTGGCAATACTTCGTCTGGGTTGAGCGACTCTACTGGATATTTGTGTTTAGATGAAAAACAGATCAATATGTTGAGAACCCGCGGACAAAACCAAACCGGATGCAGTTCTTATATCGGGGCCGGCCCAGCATAAGCCAGCCATCCATCGTGTATACTAAGGATATGAGAATGTCTCATGACAATTCTTACAATAACATATTGTTTTAGACGTTTCAGGACCAATATCTACAGAATCATATACTTTATCGTGAATACAATGTTTCATGATATAGTGTTTTATAGAGTCAACAATGGAATTATATTCTGTATCCCCTGTTTCACGTGTTTCACCTGTATCCCTTGTGTTATCTATATGTGTAAATGATAAGGCACCTAATGCGCGAACCATCGAGTTTATTTTGCATAGAGTGTGGTCGTCCATAGATCTATACAACTTTTACTATAATATCTATATATCCATTTTGCACACATTTAGCAGTACATTGCCAACAAACTCTGGTTCTGATGTTGTTCACTCTTGATTAGAAGCTCGGCGTCCTTAGATCTAACCGTAAACGGGAAAGACACCGCTACATCCATATCCTTGACAAACAGATTCTTCTCGGGTTTCATGAGTCGGAAGAGATTCAACTTGGTATGGATGATCTCCAAACATCTCTTTAGATTACGCACCCCGTCCTCTTCCTTGGTCATCCCCTTGTTCGAAATAATCATCTGAATGGTTTCATCGGGAATAATAACATCCTCCTCTGGAAAACTAACTTGTTCACGAATTTTAGGCAACAAATAGTTTCTAGCGATAATCCCCTTTTCTTTTGCATCATATCCCTTGGTTTCAATACGATACATGCGATCACGCAAAATGGGATTCACTTTCGACTCGTCGTTGTAGCTGAAGATGAAAAGACACTTGCTCAAATCGAAATCCACTTCAGAGAAATACTTGTCGTGGAATTGACTGTTTTGCGTTGTGTCCGTCAAGTGGGTTAGAATACCGATGATCTCTTCGCCTCGCGGAGTATCGGACACCTTGTCCAACTCATCGAAATAGATAACCGGATTCATGCACTTGCTATCAATGAGGATCTGCACAATCTTACCCCACATACTCCCCTCATAGGTATAAGAATGACCTTCTAAGAAACTGGCATCCCCCGTACCCCCTAGCGCGATAAAGGTAAATTCCCTACCGAGAATTTTGCTGATACCCTCCTTGACCAGACTGGTTTTGCCTGTTCCTGGGGGTCCCTTGATCGCAATAGCGGATCCCATTGCGTCGGGATTTGTGATCCATTGCCCCAACATTTGCATAATTTGCATCTTTGCGTCGCGTAGACCGTAGACACAGGTGTCCAATGTTGCCATAGCGTTTTCCATGAATTCACTGCATTTCTCAACACCGTCTTTGAGAGTGATCGAAAGACTCTTGTGTGTATTGAAAGGAACGCGCATAAAAGTATCGACCCAAGTCTTCAATTTGTAATATTCCGGGTCGCCCGGTTCCATAGATCGCAACACGTTCAACTTTTGCATAACAGTAGCCTTGTATTTAGCGGGAATATTGGACTCTAGCAACATAAGACGGTATGGTTTTTCGATGTGAATTCGGTCGTTGATTTCCTTGAGCTCTTTCATCGCACGGATCTGCTCCTTGTGCGAGAGCTTCTTCTTGAAATAATCGATTTCGCTCGTTGGTTTTTCGTCCTTGTTCACCAACTTGTAGTACTTCTTGGTATTCTTCATGCGCGATTTCTTTACCAGTTTCTTGATCGAAACACGGCATTCTTCAATGGCATTTAGTAGAATGGTACTCTTGGGTTTATTCGCCAACTTTTCGAGGAGATGTTTCTTGAGTTCGATCAATTCACTGTATTCGGTTTCTACACTCGACGGCTTGGACGGATCTTCGGATAGATCCTCTTTTTCGTCTTCTGTTTCTGACGATTTCTTGTCCTTTTTCTTGGAATCCTTGGCATTCTTGGAATCCTTGGAACCCTTGGACTTTTTCTTGGAATCTTTGTCTTTACCTTTTTTAATCCCCGATTTCGGGGAATTGGTTTGCAATTTAGAAGGCAAAGGAATGGGTTCATAAGTTTCCTTCATAAATGTCCTCTCATCTTCACTATCGCAGTCATCCTTGGCGTCGGCATCATCACAGATAGCATTTTCATCTTCTGGATCACCTCCTCCATTCATTGCTGTAAAAAAAATACTGAATTTATTAGCTGCATCATCGTCTTCTTCCTCTGCGTATTCCTCTTCGTCTTCATCTTCCTCTTCGTCTTCGTTATCGTATTGCACCTTGGATCTTTTAGAACCTCGGGTTGGACGCTTTTTTTCGTGTCTCGATTTCTTGTCCTTCGTATTCTTCTTGGAAGATCGCACATTCTTCTTGGTTTCAAATCTATTATTACGATCTTCATCATCCTTTACCTTTTTGTTAATATAATTCGAAGGAAACAATGCTGCAATGGTTTTGCGCAATTCTCGCGGATCTACCGCGGAACTCTCATCGTCTTCTTCATCCTGATCTGCGTCTGAATCGTCCTCCTCTTCAGTATCCTCGTCTTCCTCTTCGGTATCCTCCAAATCCTCTTCTTCGGTGTCCTCGACAACTCTCTTTTTGTTCGATTTCTTGGACTTTTTTGGTGGTACATAGGTTGAATCAGAATCTTCCTCTTCTTCTTCCTCCTCCGAATCACTACAGGTTTCATATTCGTTATTTTCTTCGTCCTCCTCTGAATCATCGCGTTCATCATCCGAATCCCCCTTTCTGATAATAATATTGTCTTCTCCATCGGAATCATTGGATCCACGACGTTTTAGTTGATTCTTCTTCTGAAGACGAGAATTTTGCTTGATCTTTTCATTCTTTGACAAAGGCATGATTTTTCTACTAACAGGTACATAGGTATCTGTCGATGGGTTTATACCATTTGCGCAAATACATATTCCGGTTATTGAATTGGCTGCATAATGCAGTCGAATTTTGCGACGCTCGATAACACAAGCTAGACCATCATGGGGACTAAAAATTGATTCACAACTCTTTTGAAGAAAGGGATATAAAATCTACCGCTCTATATTATAGTAGTATCATGTCGTCTTCGGGGAAAAGAATGAATGAATACAAGGCGCCATCCAAAATCATTGGAGTTCAATTTAGTATCTTGTCGCCGGACGAGATTCGCAAGAATTCCGTGGTAGAGATAACGTCTAGGGATACATACATCAACAACAAACCCGTTATTGGGGGTCTCTTTGATCCCAGAATGGGCGTCTTGGAACCTGGTACGATTTGTCCTACGGATGGTATGACGTATATTGATACTCCGGGATACTTTGGTCATATCGAATTAGCCCGTCCCGTGTTCGCCATCCAACATCTCAAAGATATTATGAAGATTTGCCGATCCGTGTGTTTCAAGTGTAGTAAATTGCTTATTAGCAAGAATCAACACAAGCACATTTTGACGCGTTCTTCAGAAGATCGATGGACCTATGTCTCGCAACTCGCCGCCAAGGTGAAGCGATGTGGTGATCACACGGAGGATGGATGTGGGTGCAAACAACCCGATAAGGTCAAGTTGGAAGGAATGGCCACCATTTTCGCAGTGTGGGACAACATCGATACTTCCGAGGAATCGGCTGCTGGCGGTGGAGACAAAAGCGACAACAAGATCAACATGAAATTGACGCCCGAGATTGTGCTGAAGATTTTCAAGCGCATTTCGGACGACGACGTTCATTTTATGGGATTTAGTCCGATTTGGTCGCGTCCTGACTGGATGATTTGTCAAGCTTTGCCCGTGCCTCCCCCCGCAGTCCGTCCCTCCGTAAAACACGATGCCCAGCAGAGATCCGAAGACGATTTGACACACATTTATAGCAATATTATCAAAACCAACAACATTTTGCGCGAAAAGTTGGCGAATCCAGAGACGCATGTGAACGTAGCCGAGAATTGGTTCACCCTGTTGCAACACTCCGTTGCCATGGTGGTTAATAACAAGATCAAAGGTGTTGCTCCTATGGCACAACGATCTGGCCGACCTTTGCAGTGTATCATGGGTCGACTCAATTCGAAAAACGGTCGCATCAGAGGCAACTTGATGGGTAAACGTGTGGATTTCAGTGCGCGTTCGGTTATTACGGGTGATCCCAATTTGTCCATTAAACAGTTGGGTGTTCCTTTGAAAATCGCGAAAAACATCACCAAACCCATTGCTGTAAACGATCGAAACCGCGACTTCTTGATGAAGTTGATTGAGAATGGTCCTGACGAGTATCCTGGTGCGAAGATCTTGGAGCGCCGCAATGGCGAACACATTTCGCTGCGATATGTCGACCGTGGATCGATTCGACTGGAGAATGGTGATATCGTCCATCGCCACATGATGGATGGAGACGCGATTCTCTTCAATCGACAACCCAGTTTGCACAGGATGTCGATGATGTGTCATATCGTAAAAGTCATGAAGGTTGGAGACACCTTTCGTATGAATGTTGGTGTAACCCGGCCATACAATGCTGATTTCGATGGGGATAGATTTTGTCCCCAACAGGTGGCTGCTTGTTAAGTTGTAGACAATACTTGACAAGACAAACAGTGTAATGTCTACTAATCTGTACTTTTGATTGCATAGGAGTACAGTATTAATATAACCATCTAGTCTATTTGAAAAAATCACGTAAAGAAATCTCTCTCTATATTATAAATGATATTGAATCAAAATGAAGTCGACAAAGTAATCGGAGAAATTTACAAAATAACTAATATAACGAACGGAAAGTCTTATGTTGGACAAACTCGTAGTCATCGTCTGAATCACGACAAGTATAGACCTTTTGGATATATGGGAAGATTCAAAGATCATGTTCATGAAGCAAACTCTTCAAAAAAGAACAAATCCTGGTATTTGAACTCTGCCTTATTGAAATATGGTGTTGAAAACTTCACTTGCGAATTACTTCATACATGCCCTGTGTCTGAATTAAACGAATGTGAAATTGACTATATATGTCAATACAACACTAAATTTCCAAATGGTTATAATTTGACAACTGGAGGACAAAGTTTTATCATAAAAGACGCACCTAAAAAAACCGTTGAAGATGAAACTATACCACCAAAACCTGTCAAAACTTGTCAAAAAAGAAGTGATTATACCAAAAACTTGATATCTGAACGGTTAAAAGAGTGTTGTAATACACCTGAGCATCGAAACAAAATGATGAAATTAACCCAGATACAGCATATGGATAAAAAGTTTGAAAAATTTAAAGATATCGTTATAGATTGCAATGACATCGAAAAGTATATTCGTCTTCGTACAAACCATAAAACGAATGAAGAATTTGTCAAAGTAATTATAGGAAAAGTAAAAGCATCATTTGTCGGTAAATATGAATCGATATTAGATAAACAAGAAAGAGCTAGAGAATTTATACGTGAATTAATCAATAGGCAAAATACCTTGTTGCTGGAAACCCCTTTAGAGCCTTCACCACCACTCACCTCCGGAAACGGTTGTGAGGAACTCGGTTAATCGCCGATCCCAATGGTTATAGAGTGAAGGATTGGGCAATCAGCATGCTTACTACCTAAAATCGATACGGCAGATCATGGTAGGGCGTCAGAGACTGAACGGGTATTGGTTGACAATGAAGGATTAGCCATCCAGAGTTAGCTTAAGATACAGTCCAATCCTGATTCGAAAGATCAGGTGATATTCTATATACGGGTTCAACCAACCAGTAGAATATCAGTAAAATGTTCATTATAAATGGAAATGAATATGCATATGCCGCAGAATGTGCTCGCCGAAACCGAGCTCCGACATTTGGCGGCAATTCCCTACCAAATGATTAGTCCAGCCAATAATTCTCCCATTATTGGCATCTTCCAGGACTCTTTGTTAGGTTCTTATAGAATAACGCGATCCTCGGTGTCTTTTACACCCAGAGATGCGATGAATTTATTAATGATGTATCCCAAGGTGGATACGAAGGCACTCAGAGAAGCAGCTACACAAGGTAAGTCCAAGAAATCCCCCGGCAAACTAACCAGTTTCGACGTCCTCAGTCAAATAACGCCGCCCCTAACCATGATTTACAAGACGAAACTCTTTGAAGATGGTGAGGATTACGCGACATCCAACAATGTCATGGAAATCCGCAACGGCAAATACATCCGAGGTCAACTCGAAAAGTCCGTCTTAGGATCGACATCCAAGGGTATCCTCCACCGAATTTGCAACGATTTCGGCAACATGGCTTGCGCGAATTACAACGACGATTTGCAAAACATCATCACGGAGTACATGAAATCCAGTTCGTATAGTGTAGGAATCAGCGACTTGATTGCCGACAAGACCACGCAACAAAAGATCAGCCAAGTTATTCTAACCCAGAAGAGCGAGGTACAAGCCTTGGTCGACAAGGTCCACCTAGGAACATTCGAGAACAACACGGCAAATACGAGCAACGCGGAATTCGAAAGCTCGGTCAACAACATCCTCAACAAGGCTACCGAACAAGCGGGCAAAATTGGCCGTACCAGTTTGAGTGCGAACAACCGATTCTTGATGATTGTCAACTCCGGTTCCAAGGGTACCCTCATCAATATCAGTCAGATGATATCGTGTTTGGGTCAGACCAACGTAGATGGAAAGCGAATCCCCTATGGGTTCGATAATCGTACTCTCCCGCATTTCCACAAATACGACGACAGTCCAGGTGCTCGCGGGTTCATCGAAAACTCCTATATTTCGGGATTATCGGCACCGGAACTCTTCTTCCACGCCATGGGTGGTCGTATTGGTCTCATTGATACCGCGGTTAAATCGGTAGCATGGAACACACCCATTGTCCTTATTGATCACGGAACCCCCGTGTATATCGAGATCGGAAAATGGATCGACCAACAACTCGACAACACCGTGCAAAAAGAGAATGTCCAACATTTCACAGAGCGCAACATGGAACTCCTAAATCTTCCTAACAATACGGTCTACGTACCTACCACGGATGAAGACGGACACATTACTTGGGGCGAGATAACCGCGATCACTCGCCACGATCCAGGAGATCAAGTCTACGAAATCAAGACGCAAGCCGGAAAAAGCGTTATCGTTACAGAAAGCAAATCACTCCTCATTTGGAATCCAGAAACACAGAAATTGAAGGAAATGTTGACTCCCGATATCAAGGTGGGCTACTGCGTTCCGGTCAACGGTGAATTATGCGAACCGCCTATCGTTTTGCAATCCATCGACGTTTCCAAACATTTGTCCAAATCGGAATTTGTCTATGGTACGGAATTCTACAAGGCCAAGGACATGATGCAAAGCGCGATGCAAGATCGCATCAAAATTCCGGCAAATTGGTGGAATCAACAAAACGGCAAGGAATTTACATTGCCGTATACAAAGAAGAGTGCTCTTCAGCGTGCATTAACACAATGTGCTGCAAATTTGGAGCATGTTGAACCCGGATTCGTGTATCCGTATCACGCGTGCCGCAAGGACACGCGTATTCCCGATCAATTTGCATTGAACGAAGAAAACGGCATCTTTATCGGACTATTCTTGGCCGAAGGTAATTGCAATGGATCACAAACCATGTTAACCAACAACAACGAAGATATCCGTGCATTTGTTCGTGAATGGTTTGATAAACACCATATTTCCTATCAAGAAAAATCCCGAATGAACAAGATTGGTGGAACAACCACCACCATTTCCGGGCGCAGTTCGATTTTGTCAAAATTCTTAACGGCCATTGTCGGACACAAGGCGGAAAATAAACATGTTCCTACCGATGCTTTCATTGCACCCGAACCCTTTATTGTGGGTCTGCTCAACGGATACTTTTCAGGTGATGGATCTATTTCCAAGAACTCGATTGATGTTGGATCCGCAAGCCCCCGACTAATAGAGGGGGCAGCCATGTTGTGTTCTCGTCTGGGTATTTTCGGTAAAGTCTCCAAATCGCAACTGAAATCCAATAATTTGAATACTAAACATATCAAACCTAGTTATCGTCTGCGCATCTGTAGTCAATGGGGGCTACAGTTCGCCAAAAAAATCCCCCTTCTCGAAAAGGCGAAGATGGCGAAACTCCAAGCCATCAAGTGGACAAAAACTCATCGTAATTTTCAGACATACAACAATGTGATTCTCGATCCCATCGTCGAAATCAACGTTATGGGTGTAGAGAATCATCCCAAGATGTATGATCTAACAATTCCATCCACCTTAAATTTCGGTCTAGCGAATGGTCTTCAGGTGCGCGATACGTCGACCACTGGATATATCCAG